TTCTTGCCCGACATCGCCTCCTCCATCCGGCCGAGGGAGGTGGCGACCTTGTTGGCGTCGGTCTGAAACGAAATCAGCTTCGTCTCCGCCTGTTCGACGGCGGTGTTGAACTTGCTGAAGTCGGCGACGAAGGTTCCAGAGATCGGCATGGGCGTCAGCTGCGCGTCAGCTCCTCCACGAGAATCTGTTTGACGTCAGGGTCCAGTTCGTTCACCCATTCATAGCGCCAGCCGCAACGGCAAGCGATGGCGAGGTCGCTGGCGATGTGATCGCGCCATCCCGGGTTTTTTTTTCGGCCGCCCGCTCCTCGTTCATCTCGAAGACATGCTGCTCGATGGCGTCACGAATCTCGGCGTAGTGATCCGGGTCGAGCGCCAGCAGCACCTGCTCGACGATGTCGGGCGGCTGCCCCGCGATGGCCACCTTCTGCCCCTGGTCATCGAGCACCGACCAATCGAGTAAGTAGGCGACGCACGTCGACCGCGCGATCAGCGCCGCCCGCAGCGCCAACTGCGCTGAGTCTTCGTGACGGTAGACGCGACTGTACATCGTGTATTGCTCCCCCGCGTTCAACCGGCGACGGACGAGCAAGGTGTCGGGGAAGTCCTGCCCCGGCGGTTGTGATAAGACGAGCGTTCGGGTCAACGGGCTGGCGAAACGGGACACGGCGCACCTCCGCCGGCGGACCCAGGTCCGCGAGCAGCGTAAAGTTCTCCACGCGAAATGCCTGCAGCGGCCACTGCCATTCGAACGTGGGGCGCTGAACGACAAAGGTCAGCGGGCGCTGCGCGAGCTTGAAGGCGTCCGACAGCACGACGGTCGCGACGACGGACCATTGGCGCCGATCGCGCGACCACGAGACGACATAGCCCTGTAGCGCGGCGGCCGTGTAGTGATGCCACCGAAGCGACGCGACGGCGCCGGATAGCACGACGACGCTCGCGTGTCTTTAGGCGCCGCTGGTCGGGATCGTCCAGCTGTCCGCGCCGACAAACGAGCCTGAGACGGTGATCTTGCCCTCGGCCGGCACGGCGATCTTGCCGCTGACGTAGCCGTGCCCGCTGAACTTGATCGGCGTCGTCATCGTGCGATCCGGCAGCAGCTCGAGGAGCGGCGCAATGCTGCCCTGGAAGATGTCGAATAGGACGAGGCCCTCGGGACTGTCGTCGTAATTGCCGGCGAACGTGCCCTTCAGATCCGGCAGGCCCATCACGTAGGTTTTGTTGGTGTCCTCGTACGAGGTAACTGAGACCGTGTCGGTGCTCATGTCCAGGTCCCAGCTGTCGAGCGACGGAATGACGACGGCGCTGGTGCCGCCGGTCTTATCCATCTTGACCTGGCCGGTTTTGCCGTGATGCCGATCAGTAGCTGCCATGTGCGTGTCTCCTGTTACACCCGGTCTAAACGCCCGTTGTGACTCGTCTCCCCGTGGTCGGTCCGACCTACTCTCGGTTCAACAGAACGCCGTGTATTTCAAGCGTCGCGCCTGTTGGCGTTGACTCCTGACTGCCGCGGACTTCCAGTGAGACGGGGGCAGTGAGGTTTTCGGCGCCCGCGCCTTCGTCGGCACGAAAATCGCTGCCCGTCACCATGCCGCGCCCGATGCACCGCTGCACGGTGCTGGAGGCGCGGAGCACGTAGCCGTCGAGCAGCCACGGCACGGGCCCGCCGCCGCTATGGGAGACGCGCGCGACCAGCGCCGCGCCGAAATAGATCTTGATTTGCCGACTGCCCGCCGGCGGCGCAAACGCCGTCATCACGCCCCAGGCCAGGACGTGCAAGGCGAGCCCGTTCGACCCGAGCAGATCCGGCGTGATCGCGAACGTCCACAGCGGCACTTCGGCATTGACCGCCGCGTCCGCCGCGAGCGGAATAATCGTCGTGTTCCACGCGAGTTTCCGAAACTCCGAGACGCCGGTCGCCGTCGCCGCGTAGAACAAGATCCCCTGGTTGTTCAGCAGCGCGCCGCCGTTCGCCTTCCACGTGACCGGGAACTCGATGTACGACCCTTGATCAATGGCGGCGCTGGACGTCGTGAATTGGGCATAGAGCGTGTGATCGTTCTTGTCCTGCAGGGTGATCACCGTGGCCGGCGCCACGTTCATCAGGACCCAGTAGGCGTCCATGCCGTCGTTGGTCAGCGGCCGCACGTAGAGGGCCGTCGTCGCCGCCGGCGTCGCGGCATTGAACCGCAATTGCGAACTGGTGGGCGGCGGCGTGGTCGTCGACGAAAAGTCGAAGCCGAGGATCGGCGAGGCGCGGCCCGAGGCCGGCGACCAGATCGCGCCGGTCGGCGACGAGGCGTCGCGCGTGACGACATCACCGACATTGCCGCCGGTCAGCAGGCGCGCCGCATTCCACGCCGACGGCGCCAGCAGATCCGGCCTGGTGGGATCGTCTGGTTTGGTCGACTGCCACGCGGGCGTGATCAGAACGGGATCGCTCATTGGGTCCAGCCTTCCTGCACCCAGCCACCCTGCATCCACGTCGAGATGGCGGCCGTCGCCGTCGTCACCATCACCTGATAGATGCCGCCGCACACGTCCCATGCAATCGACGGGTCGCGCGGGTCGGTGACGCCGTCGTCTTCCAGATAGACCTGGCGCTGCATCACCATCACGCCAAAGTCGGCACTGTCGAGCGTGCCGTCCTCGAGCAGCGCATCGATCCGCGAGGCGGCCGCGCCGACGTTCGACGGCGACTGGCCGCGCTGGACGCGCTGCATCGCGAGCACGGTGTAGCGCAGGTCTTCATCAGCGCGCCCGTTGAACATCGGGTGATCCGTCGCGGCGCCGAGCGCCACGGTGACGAGCGCCGTCGCGCCTTCGGGCGCGCGATTGAGCCGATACACGCCATTTGGCATCAGCGCAAGCAGCGCGTCGTCGGCGCCCAGCTTCGCGATCAGTGCGTTGGTCACGTCGCGCGTGCGGCTCATGCGGCGAAGCCCTGGAAATACCCCGACACGACGAGCCCGTGCCGTTCGACCATCGCGGCGAGCTGCGCATACATGCGCGCCCGCCAGTGAATGAACTTCGGGATTGCCTGCTGATCGCGCGAGGCGGCCTTCATCGTGCCGCGCGGGGCGTTGTCGAAGACCCGCCCGAGTTTGTCGGTGCCGGTGAAGGTGCGCGCCTTCGTGCCGTGCTCGAAGACCCAGGCGTGCGGCGCGGTGCTCTTGACGACGGCGCCCGCACCCCAGCGGGCCAGCGAGTGCAGCGTGACCCGCACGCCGCCGATCAGGCGGCCTGTCACAGAGGGATAGCCGGCCTGCACGTCCTGCTGCGCCATGCGCGCGTGCGCGTCAACGATGGCTTGCGCCTCGTCGGCGAGCTCGAGCGGCAGGCGGCGCAGCTGCTCCCTGAGTTCGTCGAGGCCGGTCCATTTCACCGCACTCATGGCTGCGTACTCCACTCGCCTTCCGGCGGCGTCGCGGCACACGCGAGCACCAGGTCGATGTGTCGTTCATCCGGGTCGAGCACACCGACGATCTGCAACGGCGTCGGCGTCTGTTCGCACACCAGGCGCATCGCCGTCGTCACCCCCGCGCGCCACGGCATCGTGACGACGTGCGTCGCCGTCGTGGACGTCGTGCCGCTGACCAGGCGCTCCATCAGGCCAGGCGTCGCGGGACTGACGCGGGCGAAGGCGGCCGGCGGCATGTCGACCCACGGCTGCGTGAAGCCGCCGTCGTCATTGGCGGCCGGCTGGCCGTCGCGCTGCTGCAGCTGCACGCGATGTGGGCGCTGCCCGACGTTTTCACGCGGCGCGATCATGCAATCGTCTCCACGCGGAACGGCTGAATCATGTCCTCGTAGCTCTGCAAGTTCTTCGTGACGATGGTCCCGGTGATGGCGAGGTCGCGCCCGGTCGTCGCGTAGTGCGCGACGAGCAGCCCGACTGCCTGCACGAGCAGCGGCTGTCGCGCCTTCAGATCGGCCGGGTCGAGCCACCCGACCACGACGTCGACGCGCCAGCTCTGAAAGGCGTAGCCCCAGTACGGGAAGGCGGCGCCGCCGTAATAGCCCGGCGCAAACCAAATCCGGCCACCCGCCTGGTCGACGCGATACTGCGCGGGGTCCACGACGGTCTCGGTGCCGTCGGCCGCGACTTGCGTGATCGCCGTCACCGTTTGCACGGGGCGCGCCTGCGCCGGCAGCACGAGCACTCGGGTCGTATTCACCACGTCGTACGACACGGCGCGCGTCTGCGTCAGCAGCGCGAACCCGGTGTCCTGTTCCACCTTCTGCCGCGCGCTGCTGATAAAGTCGCGCAT